ATCTGGAATGGTGGCGCAAAAGATGACTAAGTTCATCGAAGGCACGCTCCTCCCTATAAGTCCGCAAGAATTTGTGGATTGTTATAGTGGGCAGAAGCGCGCCATCTACCAGAAAGCGGCGATAGAGTACGAGGCAAGGGGGGTTAGGAGACGTGATGCTCGAGTCAGAGCATTCGTCAAGGCGGAGAAATTACCCTTTGATCCCAAGGTTGAGTCAACCTTGATTCCAAGGATCATCCAACCTAGATTTCCCATCTACAATCTCGCTATAGGATTGTACTTAAAGAAATTAGAGAAGATCGTTTTCGATATTTTAAGCGAGATATTCACATACAAAGTGGTATGCAAGGGATTAAACGCTTTACAGCGCGGGCATCTGATGAAAGATGCATTTGACCAATTCCATGACCCAGTGGCCGTTCTTCTGGATATGTCCAGATTTGACGCTAGTGTTTCCACCACCGCACTCAAGTGGGAACACGAGATGTACGGCCGATTTTATCGAAAGACTGGAAGAAAGGAATTGGATGAGCTGCTGAGTTGGCAACTAAGGACAGATGGTATTGCTCAGGCACCTGATGGTACAATAACGTACCAAGTAAAAGGGAAACGAATGAGCGGTGATATGAATACATCAATGGGAAACTGTTTATTGATGTGTATGATGGTCTACTCCTATGGAGTGGAATTGGATCGCTATAGGCTACTCAATGACGGAGATGATTGTGTCATTGTTATGGAGCATAGCGACCTACAATTGTGGGAGGGGTTTCCAGACCATAGTCTGAAAATGGGTTTTATATCGAAAATTGGGGTGGCACACTTCATTGAAGAGGTGGAGTTTTGTCAATGCCACCCGGTTTTGGGCCCAGATGGCTATGTCATGGTCAGGAATTTCCCGAATTGTATATCCAAAGACCTAACAACAATGGTACCCATTGATCACCCAAATCCATATTACAACCAACTCACAATGATCGGATTGCAGGGTCTCAGCCTAACATCTGGGATACCCTGCTGCCAGGAGTTTTACTCCTCTCTCATCACCCCTTTGCGGAGGACGAGGAGGAACAAGCGGATGGAAGACCATCCAGCTAATAGAACCGGGATGTGGTTTTGGGCACAAGGCATGGAGCCAGTTGTTCGACCCATCCTGCCAGAGACAAGGGCATCTTTTGCTTTGGCATTCGGGTTCAATCCTGATGAGCAAATGGTCATTGAGGCAGAGTTCCGGAAGTTCGCGCCATGCTATGCTCCTTCTGTTGAGCAAGTTATAGAGCGACCCAGCTTAATCCCATTACTGAATTTTCAATGATAACAGATATTATTTCAAGTGTAG